GTGTGTAGCCAAGGTCTGCGTAAAACTGCTCTGCTTCAGTACGAGAAGTGTGGCTGTCGTCGTACTTTTCTATTATTGTATCTTCTAAATCTTCTTCAGGCTTAGTTCCTACTAAGTCGTCTACTTGTTCCTCTGTAAGCGTAACACCTTCTTTCTCTGCGGCTTCTTTAGCTTCCTCACGAGTAACGTAGAAAGGGTCAAGATACTGTTCTGTTAGCCGCTCAATATCGGATTCTTTAGTCTCTCCAACTAATTCTTTATACGCGCCTTCCGCAATCTCATCAGTAAATTCTAACTCTGGGTTAACAAGTTTTACGTATTCTTTTACTTCTTCTTTGGTAACAATTTCAGTGTCGTGGTTGATATTTAGTAACTCAGTAGTAGTAGCCACGTCTATGTTGTTTTTTTCTGCGGCGGCTTTCATTTCTTCTATTGTTGGTTTGGGTTTAACCTGTCCGCTAGTTTTGTCGTAAGTAAACGCACCTCCAAACCCATTCCCAAGACCTGTTATGTCAAAGAATACATCTGGTTGTGTAAGCGCCATAGCAGTCGCAACGGTACTGCCTGCCTGCACTATATCAGCACCAATTTTTATACTACCTGCAGTGGGGCCACCCGCCATAGCGCCGAGCAGTGCTGCGGCTGTAATGTTACCCGACACATCTCTAGTGGGGTCTATAAGGGATAATCGACCTTCAATAAACGCGGAGATACCACCTTCTTCGACTAGACCCTCGGAAGCGGATTCTTTGGCTACAATCTCAGCGTACCCTTTTAGTTGGTCAATAAACCCATCGGGAGCTTTTCTATCCCCAAACAGAGCTTTCTCTAAAGCCATGTTGTCTATAGGAGACTTCGCCGCTAGACCCGCAGTTACGAGTGCTATACCTCCCCCGATTAACCCAGCCATCATGGCTAAGTCTGAGGCGTACTTTTCTGCTTTTTCAAGGTGTGCGGGGCTTTCTATTACAGCTTTTGCTTCTCCGTAAGCTAACCCTTGTTTAAGTAAACCTTTGATAGTGACGTCGTTGTAAGTAGCAAGACCCTTGTCATAACCGTCCCCCGCGCCACCACCAAAACCTTCAGCTATGTTCCCTGCTGTACCACCAGCCACTGCGCCGTATAGACCAGCACGTTTTAGTGCAGTCTCCGTAAATTCTTTGCCTAGTAACGACGCACCGCCTTTTACCCCAAGTCTAGCGACTAACGACGTGCCACCAGTAGCAACTAATAAAGGTAGTTCTTGGAAAAGTTCACTGACTATATATTCTGAAACAAACGCAGTGGGGTTGTTCCACGCCGTACTCATAATTGCGCCAGTGGTGCCCCAAAAACCTTCAGTCTCTGACATAGCTGTAGCCATATCTTCGTTTAGTTTAGCTACTTTAGCTTTATACTCGTCAGTTTGAATACCTTTACCCGCATCACTGAGAACTTCACCAAACGAGCTTAACCATGTATCCTCTGCGGCCGTGTCGGTTAGTCCCGCAGCGTTGGATAAAATAACTGCGTAACTAAAAGTTTGCGCAAGTTGCCCAATAGCGTCTAATCCAAGCCCTGCAGTGTTGGAAAGAAAATCAGTTACTCCATCGGTTTCTCCTAGCCGCAGGGCTTCGGCAATAGCGATGTCGTCAGCGTTTTCCATAAAATTGTATTTGCCAACAGGATCGCCGTCGCTATCAACACCTTCGTCAAGAAGATCAATATAATCTCTAAAAGCAACCAAATCGGTAAGGCTAGAGTTGTCAGAAAATTTACTGTTGCTGTTTAACACTTCACCTATAGGCGCAGTTTCTGCAGCGCGAACTGCTGCGTCTTCATCAGACATCCCTGTAGATTTCCAATAACCTATAACGTCGTTATGTATGGCCTCGGTAGTGACTGTATAACCTGCAAAATCAATGGCGGAACCTGTTGGTTCTGGTTTTTTATAGTTTGAACCTAACCTAGCGCGTTCTTGCATGTGATTTGCTAAGATGTCGTCGTAAGATTGGTCACCGTTTATTGTTTCTCCAGTAAATTTATCTTTAAACGCGGTAACGTTGTACCCAGCGTCTTTTAATTTTTTAAAGTCATTGAGCGTAATTATCTGGCCTTGTCGGCTTGCATCTCCCGCTACAGAAGCCATGTCGTAAGTTAACCGCCCACCAAGTGCTACAGGATCAGCAACCTTTTTCCGGTAGTCCTGCATGGACCACACGCCGTCATTAAAGTCCCGAGGGTCACCGCCTCGACCACCACCAACACCTTCAAGGTATGGGTCAACTTTCTTTTTACCGTCGGGAGTATCTAAAAGATATACAACATCGCCAAACTCGTCGTACGAGGCCGTATACCCTTCACCGTATAGATTGCCCCCTGCTTCCTTGTTTAAGTCTGCAGGATCAAATACTTGGGCTGTACCTATGTTACTTAGATAGTGAGCATATACGTCCTCTCCTGCTTCTAAGCCGTTAAGCTCACGATACTTGTCCGCGTCAATTCCGGGCCGCATAGTAGTTGCTATGGTCTTCTGCACACCAGTCAACATAGGCTTTAGAGCCGCGTCTAAGTCTTCTATGTCCTGCATTACATACTTGGATTCTTCGTCGTATGCGGCTTGTAGACCCTCAATAGTAGGTTCGTATTTGTCGTACGTGGCTTGATACGCGTCTAACTGTTTCTTAATATTTGGGTAGTCATCACCCAATGAATTAGCGTGATTATTAAAGTCTGCAGAGGCTATGTTAGCCGCGTCCTGAGTTGCTTGTGTAGGGTTAGCGTTATGTGCAGCCAGCGCGGTATTGTACACTCCTTTGAGCCGTTCCTGCTCGGCAATCCTGCCATTTAGGTCTTTACTCAACGCGTTAAACGCAGAAGTGGCCTCGGTTGTCTCTCGCATTGCTATGTTAAGAGGTTCTGCGGCAGCCCTTGCTTTTGCGGAATTGCCTGTAATACCGTCTATCGCTTCGTCAATAGGATCACTGAGCGTGTCAATAAGGTCTTCGTATGCTTCTTCTTGCATTTTGCCAAAGAATGCTTCGCCTGATAGGTCAGGGTTACCCATTTTAGCGGAGTTCCACGCAGCGCCAACGGCGTCGGACAGGATTTTTACCTGTACGTCAGATAAGTTTTCTCCCAACGAATCTTTAGCGTCGGCTATGAGGCCGTCCATAAAACCAGCAAGAGGGACGTACTTGTCCACAAGGTTAGACACGTAACCTTCTTTATCTAACGCAGCGAGTATATCTTGTGGAGACAAATCTTGCCCAGTAAGTTCCGCAGCGACACTAGCATATATAGATTCTTTTACACCTGCTGATAAGTCGTTAACAGATTTACCTAAATCTGAGTCTAAGAAAGACTGCTCAATCCCTCCCATTACGGCGTCGGTAGCGGCCTCTAACCCTGCGTTAACCCCCCCAAGAGCCACTGCGTTTGTAAACGCTTTAAAAGCAGCTTTTGGATCGCCCCCACTGGCAACAAATGTTTTAGTAGCAGATTTAGTTCCCGCCTCTAAAACATTTGCAACGGTGGTCGCCAACTGCGTGCTTTTTATAGCCGAGCTAGTAACTTGTTGGATAGTTGGAGAAGTGAGTTTGGCGACTGCGCCCGTTGCATAAGTACCAGCAAAACTAATTGCCGCAGACTTTACGGCGTCTCCAAGACTACCTCCATTGATAAGTGTTTGTGTACCACTGGCAAGAGGGATAACCCACTTAGCCGCTGCAGTTAACGTCGCGGCGGTAGTTCCAATAAACGGAGCCAGATATGGCGCACCGATAGTAACCGCTAAAGTTGCAAGAGCCTCAATAGGATTGTCAAGCGCGTAATCAATAACGTCAACAACACCCTTAACAACAGGTTCTACAATCTCGTCTACGACCCAATCAACGACATCGACTACAACGTCAATAATCGTACCAACGACGTCGGTTACAACGTCAACTACGTCTTCAATAACTTTAACAACTGCGGGCATGCTACTACGTTGCCTTTGCTAAAGAAACATACGCTTGAGAATTACCGTTAGCCAACCTGCCTACCGCAATTTTAGTTCCTGCGTTGTCTTTATCAGCTTGACGTTTCCACACTTCAAACGCCTTATCGTATATTGGCCCGTCGTACTGAGTTATATAATTGGTAATGCCTAACTCCTTTAGATGGTCAAAGAATTTAAACCCTGCTGACACAAAATTTTGCGCTGTATCGACGGTAAGCCCACGACCAACCATCTTGTGTTTGTCCTTGCCCTTACCACGATGCCCAATAAATGCCGTGTTTCCGAACTGTACTAGGTCAGTATCGGGCATTGTAATTTCTTTCATTATCGAAGCTAGAACAACTTCTGTTGGATATTCCGTAGAATTGTAATTACCCGCAAACTCTGTAATAATTTGCGCAGGTTCTAACTGAGTGACTTTACTATCAATTACAGTAGACATCCTACACCTCCGTCGAAAATATTGCCGCCGCGTAGGTGTTACCCATACCCGCAGCCAGACTCATAAATGGCCCCTTGTCAGGAGCAGACGCATCGTAGGACAGAAACACGTCGTCATGTTCGGTCCTATTGAGGATTTTTGGTACAATACCGCGTTTTAAGTCATTAAGCAACAGCCCTGTCTCCATAAGCCCACTTGCGCTAAGTGTGTGCCCAATAGAAGGTTTGTACGCAGTAGCTATAAACTCTGGTAACACGCTCGTTAAAGCCGCACGTTCGGACAGGTTGTTCATCTTTGTCCCCGTCCCATGAGCCTTGACCAGCTTAACATCTTTAGGTGCTACTTTAGCTACTTCTAAAGCTCCTGTAACTGCTTTTGCGTACCCATTGCCATCAGGGCGTTGTCCTAGTGGGTTAGTGCTATCCTCAGACGCAGCATATGCGCCCATAAACTTACACAGTGGCTCCGCCATACCCTTATGTTCACGCTCAAATACTGCTAGGGCCGCACCCTGCCCAACGTGGAACCCGTAGTTTTCACTGTCAAACGCAGAGGGCACACGAGGCGAGTCCAGAGGTATGTGTGCGTTAGCTTCCCCAAAGAACTCTAAGGTTTGTATAGACGTAGCATCTTCTCCTGCCATCACAATAACACGGTCAAAGCCGTACAGATGAAACAAGTGTTGCATATCCATAAGCACTTTTATTCCTGAAGCACACGCGCTTGCGTCGGTACTAACGTGGTCCGCTACGTGAAAGATGCTCGCAATGCGTCCTGCATAGATATTAGACAGAGTAATAAACGGTATCTTGCATTTGCTGTGCAGCTTTGCGTCAGGGTTACGGTCATATTTACCCGTGTTCCAACCCCAGCCTTGGCTACCCGCAGCGAAAATAAAAGCCGTCTTACCCTCAACAGGGTTGTTAAGCACATAATCAATTACGTCTTGTTTTATAACACGGTCAAACGCCTTATGAGGTGGGTAGGATATACCGCTTTTGGCTCGTTTGTATGTGTCCATAATCACATTAACTTTTTGCGGATGTACTATGTCGTCGATGTCAACAATCTCTGTTGTACAAAGTGTGGCGCATTGGGTCATGTATATCATGTAACAGACTCCATAGCGGCTTCTACAGAATCAAATTCTCTAGTTTTATTGGCTTGCATGTATTCTTGCATAGCGCCTAAAGACTCCGTGGGTACGTTAAAATCCTCAGTGTCAGGTATGCCGTATACCTCCATTAATAGCACCATAGTAAGCGTCACATCCAAGCTATCCAGCCCGATATCTTCTTCTGACAGAGATGTTTCTAAAGATGTTGGTTTTGTGTATTTGTCTGGACGCGGATTGGTTTCAATTACGCACGCGTCGAAAAGTTCTATAAAGTCCATTTTGCACCTATCTGTTAAGGGTGCGGCTACGCTACGACATTTCTACACCAATGGCTAGTTAAGTTACTTCAAGAATACTCGCTACTACGTGTAACCTGTTAGCAGTAGCCGCTGTTACTTTTAGTATCTCACTAGCGCCTACAACAAGGGGAGCGGTTAGTAATTCTACGGTGCCGTTAGCCCCGACTGCTGCGGTTTTAAACAGGCTAAACACAGACGTTCCGTTGGTCAGGGTAACCGTTATTGTGTCTGCGTTGCCCGTATCTTCTGACACTATGATAGACTTTATTATGCCTGTTGTTAGTGCAGCGCAGGTGTACAACGTGGTCACGTTAGTGGTCGTGAGGTCTTTTTTAGCGTTTACATATACATTTCCCATTAGCCGATAAACCACCCTATAGCTTCAGATTGTTTCGCTAAAGAATTGTTTCGCAACGCGCTGTCTAACTGATTAAAATACAATCGCAGAACTTTATTAGCTTCTTCAAACTGAAACGGTTCGTATTCTTTAGGTGGGTATGGCAGCGCTGGCGCACGAAACCCTATGACATGATCGTTATTAGCCATTACCGTCTCCCATCAGGGCGCATGTCAAGTCTAGGCGAACCTAGCTGCCATTGTACGCCTACAGTGGAGGACTCTATTTTCATAGACATTTGCCTACCTCTTACGCGAGTGTGTATTTGACTTGTGTATACATCAACAGGAGAACTAGCAGTGCGTATCACCGTCCCTGTGTTTACACCACTTTCAGAAACAGGTGAGTTAAACCCCGACCCCGAAGAGTTTAAAGGTTGTAATGTCATGTTTATAGTCGGGCTGTTGCCTGTAGACCCCTCAAAAGACACATCTGGTATCATCCTAGACACAAGCGCAAACTGGTGGCCGTCTTCAAGATCAAACTCTGCAGAGGTTATAAACGCAGATATAGCAGCGGGTGTGGCTGTCTCGTTGTCATCTATACCTTTTTCATGTTCCACGACTACGCCGTTGTATGTAGTTGCGAGTGGAAAAGCCCGAAGTCCTGAGTCCAGCCAAGCAGATCGTGCCATAGACCCATAATACCATATGTTATCGACAT